ATTGCTGCAAAACAAAGTCAAGTAACTAAAAAAAATCAAGGAGCTACTGATATTCCTAAAGATGCTCAAAAGAATTTTACTGATGCTTTAAGAAGTTATAATTCATATATCAATAATCAAAGTCTTCCCACTAAAATAAATGCAAACCAAACAACTGCAACTTTTCCGGATGCTCAAGGATTATATAATACCACCAATATCCAAAATCTTCAAAATATTATTTTTAACCTTTCAGAAACTTCTCCTTTTTCAAGTATTAAAACTACAGTTGATGCTGCAAAAACTGAATTTAATAACATAAAAAAAGATGCTCAAGTTCCTGATAGTAAAACATCTTTATGGACAAAAGAAATAAGTACTATCATCAGTATACTTGGTAGTATAAGTGGTAAATTAAGTGATCTTAAAACTAAACAAGAACAAGTTGGTATTAAAGAAAAGGAAGCTGATAATGTAGCAACCCAAACACAAGCTGAACTTGATGCTTTACAAAATGCTTTAAAGGATGTTGCTAGAGCAGAAGAAATAGCATCATTAAATCCTGAAACATCTGTAGAAACTAAAGATAAAACAGCTTTAAATAAAAAATTGTATGAATGGAGACAAGAAGCCAAACAAACAACTTATGATAAAAATAATTTATATAAACTTAATTTAACAGCTAATTCCGCTAATTCAGAATCAACAGGTGTTAAAACTTTAAGTTTAAATTTTTATTATGTAAGATTAGGTTATTTATTAGAATGGATGGAAAAGAATTCATTATATTATGATACTTCTAAAACTCCACCTTCAACTCCCCCAACTTCTAGTACATTAGAAACTAATAATACACCAAATCAAAACTCACCTCTTCTAGGTAATCCTATTTTTAATATTAATTATAATGAAGAAACAAACTTTTGCTTAAGATTCCCTTCTCAATTTTCCTCAGACCCTAGAGTATGTATTGTACCTAGTATATATAAAAATAAAGTAAAAGATAAAGATAATAAAGAAATAGATGTTTCTTGGGATATACTCCCTGATTTGCAAAAAAATAAAGGATATATAATTGAAGGTAATGATTATGTAGGTAAATTAATGAATATATTTGTTAATATCGATAACATAGCAGCAAAAATTAATGATAATACAGATGCTAATGGTAAAACAAGTTTACTTAAGTTTTTAACAGCATTACTTAATGATATAAATGATGCTTTAGGAAATGTTAATAAATTAGAAGCAACTTTTAATCCTGAAGAAAATGAACTTCAAATAATTGAAGGGAGTAGTTTACAAAAAGTAGAAGAACAACTCTTAGCAGCTGAACAAAGAAATCACCCAATGGCTGTATTTCAAATTTATGGAATAGGAACAGATTCAATTCCAATAGGTAGTTTTATAACAAATGTAGATTTTCAAGTCCAACTTCCTCCTAACATGGCATCAATGGCTACTATTTCGGCTCAAGCTTCTGGAAATATTGTTGGGGAAAATGCTACTGGTTTATCTAAATTAAATGGAGGCCTTACAGATAGATTAATTACTTTTAAATTAGATAGAGACAGTATTGAAGGTTTCCAAACTGGAAAACTAGACCCAGAAAAAGTATTTTCTAATAATATTCAATATATATCAAAAACAATAAAAAATCTATACCAAGATAAAGTTTTTGCTGTAGATACTATAGATAGTGTTCGTTCTGCTAATAGAGATATTTCCTTATATTTAACAGGTAATGATGCTTTAGAAGGTAATATGCCTCCCCCATTCTTTATTCCTTTTAACCTTTCATTATCTATGAAGGGTCTTGCGGGGATGGTAAACTATGAACGTTTTTCCATTACAGAACAAGTCCTCCCTTATAGTTACAGATCCTCAGATCAAGGTGGTACTATTGATTTTTTAATTAAAGGTATTTCTCATAGTATTACCAACGATCAATGGACTACTAAAATTGAAAGCCTTACAGTAAGTTCAAATAGAAAAACATCACTTACTACTTTACAAAATAACCAAGCTCAACAATAATTATGCCTTATTATCCAAAAAGCAAAATCCAAACTAATTTATTTTCCAATGGGGAATTAATTAAGTCTTCAGATTTTTCAGATTATGTAGGTCCATATTATAAATTATCTAATGGTCAAAAATATGTTGGTAAAGATCCCCAAGCATTAAGATATCCTGAATTATTAATAGATTTAAAAGATTTAACTCAATCTACTCAATCAACAGATATTCTTATTACTCAAAGACCAACAATTATTGATTCTATTACTTCATTAGCACCAAACCAAAACTATGTTTCAAATTTAAAAGAAAGTTATGTTCCGAGAAAACTCCCTACTCCTTATTATCCTGAACCAACTAGTCAAGATTATGAAATAGGTTATTTTACAAGATATTTTGCTAAACAAGTTAATGCTTTAAAATTTATTGAAATAAATCAAAAAACTTTTAATAGTATATCTTCCCATAGTGAAGAATATTTATGGCAATTATATAAAACAACTTCTTTACCTTGGCAAATTAGTGGAGATATAGAAAAAGTTCTTAACACTAATAGAAAAATAGTTAAATTAGAAGAAAAAAATGGTTTTAATGGATTATCTTTATTTTTAAAAGAAAATTATCTTCAATTTTATCAAGGGTCAGGTTTATATACATCTGGGGGAGAATTTAAGACAGCAGATAATAAAAATTATGTAGGATTCTATCATATACACGATAGTATAGGACCTATGGTTGGCAAAGTTCACATTAAAGAATCTCATGAACGTTTATTTCCAATAAGAGAATCAAATGTTTCTCAAGTAATAAACCAACAAATTCAAATAACTTCAACTAATACAACAAGTAGCTATACACCCCCACCAATAAACACGGGTGGTGGAGGTTTTAGTGGAGGAGGTTTTAGTGGAGGTGGAGGAGGAGGTTACTAAACTTGGATAATCTATAAAATTTAATTATATTAAATACTATAAATAAAATGGTTATACTAAATGTTCTGGTTAATAGAGACTCAAGATCAAATTGAATATTTGATAAATAAACAATATAAGGAAGCATTCATTGAAATAGTTCCTTATCATAATAATATACATCCTACGCTTAATGGCGTGTCGTTAGTATATTTTAGACCGTCTATAGAACAAAAAGGGTATATGTTATGTATCGACCACAGCGAGACATTATCCGTTAATAAAACGCATATAGATGCGTTATTACACAATATAGAATGGTTGTGGGTGCGTGATAAGAAAAATGCATTATATTATTTTCAAATTAAGGGCTTGCGCGACGTAAACATACTCACTCCTCCGTATATACAAGACCCAACACCAACTCACACATATTTTTATAACAAGTATCCGGATAATAAAGAAATCAACAAGATTGTGCCGGTAGTTAAGCATTATGAGTATTGTGAAAATATTTATAATAAAATAAAACAGCATTTTACTTACGAATTACCAGAGTATTTTGACTTTTATAATAATAAATCAACACTCGCATTCTTAGGAATCGAAAAAAATGGAATAACAATAAATGAAACAGTTTTTAATCAACACTTTAAACCAACAAATCCACTCCATTCAGTTGGTAGCAATAAGGTTTTTACACATTATAACCTTTTTACAACTACACGTAGACCAAGTAACTCTTTTAATGGCATTAACTTTGCCGCATTAAATAAGGATTCGGGCGCTAGAGAGAGTTTCATACCACAAAATGATGAATTTATTGAACTCGATATTAGCGCATATCATCCTCATCTTGCTGCTCGTTTGGTCGCCATGGATTTTAATGGACAAGATGTTCACCAAACGTTTGCCGACCTCTATGGGACAAGCTATCAAGAAGCAAAAGAACTCACGTTTAAACAACTTTATGGTGGCGTGTTTAAAGAGTATGAACACATTGAATTTTTTCAAAAAGTAAGTAAATTTATTGATAATAACTGGAAGGAGTTTAATAACTCGGGACAAGTTATTGTGCCAACTTCAGGTTATTGTTTTAAAAAAGATAAACTGGATAATATGAATCCACAAAAGTTATTTAATTATATTTTACAAAACTTGGAAACAGCAACCAATGTTTGTATCTTGATGGATATTCATAAGTTATTAAGAGGTAGGAAAACTAAAATAGTATTATATACGTACGATAGTTTTTTGTTTGATTATTCGGTAGATGAAAATTTAATAGATGAGATAAAAAATATATTTGACAATAAAGGTTTACAAATAAAAATTAAAAATGGACGCAACTATGACTTTTGACACACATTACAATATTTATTGGGAGAAAACCCAACTAAATACTAAAGATTTGAATAATAAGTTATTTTGTACGTTCGTTAGTGAGGATGTGCTTGACGATATGGTTATGAGTATATCGAAAGCATATTCTATTATGTACAATAAAATGTTCGTCTTATTTGTTAAAAGTACAGGTGAGTATGTTATTACATATAATGTTGAACAAGCAAATGTTAGCAACATTCCTCTAAATACTATTTTAGTACATCGCAAGAAAGAAACAAACACTCTATATACAATTAATGCCCTAAATGATTTAATTAAAAAATTAAATGGGGGAGTAGTTGATACAAGTTATAAAGTTAACTGGCAACACTATCAAAATTGCATTCTCCTAACCCAGAGTGGAGATCTTAAACAACTTAATACAAAAGTTTACAAGATTATTGAACTTTAATTTGGTAAAGCACCAAACGGTTATTATATTTATGTTACAAACAAAATTTGATTAGTTATGGATTTAAATGAAATGAGAAACCGACTGTCAGCAATGCAGTCAAAACAAGCCGGTAAAGGCAGCGGAGAAAAAAAATCTGTCTTTTGGAAACCTTCAGTAGGTAAACAAGTAGTCCGTGTAGTACCTTCCAAGTACAACAAGAAAAACCCTTTTACGGAAATGTATTTCCACTATGGTATTGGAAAAAATACTATGGTATCTCCAATTAATTTTGGTGAGAAAGATCCAATCGTAGAATTTGCAAAACAATTGCGTACCACTAGCGACAAGGAAAATTGGCGTTTGGCTAAGAAATTAGATCCAAAAATGCGTATCTTTGTTCCTGTTGTTGTACGTGGTGAAGAAGCAGAAGGTGTTAAATTGTGGCAATTTGGTAAGGAATTATATATGGATTTCTTAAATCTTGCTGATAACGAAGATGTAGGTGATTTTACAGACGTAGTAAATGGTCGTGATATTACTTTAACTACTGTAGGTCCTGAAGTAACAGGTACAAACTACAACAAAACAACTATTATGCCCAAAGTTAAAGAAACACAATTGGCAGATAGTAAATCAGCAATCGAAGCATTGTTAGACAATCAACCTAATCCTATGGAAGTATTTAAAAAATATTCATATGAGGAAATGAAGCAATCGCTTCAAGAATGGTTAACTCCTGAAGATGAGTATGAAGAAGGTGCTATCATCGATGATGAAAAAGAAGAAGAAGTAGTTGAAAAACCTTCTAAGGCTTATTCAATCAAAACTCCGGTAAAAGAACAAACGAGTAAAGCAGATAAATTTGATGCTTTGTTTGAAGACGATTCACCCTTTTAATTTAAAAATATATGGCAAGAAGTAAAAAAAGCGAATCGCTAACGGCTGCTTTCTCCTCTGAACTTAGATCTAAATTTGATTTAACTAAGTTTAAGGAAAAAAAAATGCTCAACTCAAACGTAAAATTTAAAGAGCAAAAATGGATTCCACTAAGCACAGCATTTCAAGATGTAACCTCAGTACCAGGGATTCCAATGGGCCACATTGTACTTCTTCGCGGACACAGTGATACAGGTAAAACAACCGCTATGATTGAAGCAGCGGTTTCAGCCCAAAAAATGGGTGTTTTACCTGTATTTATTGTAACTGAGATGAAATGGAATTGGGAACATGCTATTCAAATGAGTCTTCAAGTAAATGAAATTATAGACGAATCTACTGGTGAAATTTTAAATTACGAAGGTAACTTTATTTATGTTGATCGTGAAACTCTACACACTATTGAAGACGTAGCAGCATTTGTTTTAGATTTGTTAGATGAACAGAAAAAAGGCAATTTACCTTATGATTTATTATTTTTGTGGGATTCAATTGGTTCAATTCCTTGTGAAATGTCCGTTAAGTCAAATAAAAACAATAACGAATGGAATGCAGGAGCAATGTCAACCCAATTTGGTAACAGTGTTAATCAGAAGATTACATTATCCCGTAAAGAATCATCACCATACACTAATACATTAGTATGTGTAAATAAAGTATGGACTGCAAAAGCAGAAGTACCTATGGGTCAACCTAAGTTAATGAACAAAGGTGGATTTGCAATGTGGTTTGATGCTACGTTCGTGGTAACATTTGGTAATATTTCAAATGCTGGTACATCTAAAATCAAAGCGATTAAAGATGGTAAGCAAGTAGAATTTGCTAAACGTACAAATATTCAAATTGATAAAAACCATATTAATGGTGTCCAGTCAAGAGGAAAAATTATTATGACTCCACACGGATTCATTAATGATACTGACAAGGAACTTAAATCATATAAAGATGCACACGCATCTGAATGGATGAAAGTACTTGGAGGTATGGATTTTGATATTTTCGAGGAACAAGATTTATTTGAACCTGAAAATATCTTTACCCAAGAACCAGATTAATATGAAAAAAAAAGAATTACTTAAACTTCTTGATAATCTTGAGGAGCAGGACACAGTTTCATCCAATAGATACGATCGTGTACTTTTAATTGATGGGTTAAATTTATTTTTTAGAAATTTTGCTATGATGAATATAGTAAATCCCCAAGGAGTACACGTAGGAGGTTTAGGTGGTTTTATTAGATCATTAGGATCTTTAATTAATCAAATTCAACCAACATCTGTGTTTGTAGTATTCGACGGAATGGGTTCTTCTACTAATAGAAAGAACCTACTCCCCGAATATAAATCGGGTCGTAATATAACTCGAATCACAAACTGGGAAGTATTTGAAGATTTAGAAGATGAAGATGATGCTAAAATTAAACAGATAGTTCGCATTGCTCATTATTTAAAATGTTTACCTGTTAAAACAGTTGCAATTGATAAAGCAGAAGCAGATGATATTATAGCGTATTATAGTGATATTTTACCTAAAACATATAATTCCAAATGTTTTATTGTTTCATCGGATAAAGACTTTATACAACTGATTAACGACAATGTTATAGTGTATAGGCCAATAGAAAAGGAATATTATACTAAAGACACTGTTAAAGAAAAATTTGGTGTATTAACCGAAAATTTTATTTTATATAAAACCTTATTAGGAGATAATTCAGATAAAATAGCAGGTGTAAAGGGATTAGGAATTAAAGGATTATTAAAAAAATTCCCTGAATTATCTACTAATATACTAAGTTTAGATGACATCTTTTCTATTGCAGAATCTAAGTATAAAGAACATGTTATTTATTCTCGCATTGCTTTTGAACGCGATAGATTAGAACAAAATTATAAAATCATGAACCTAAAAAAACCTTTATTAGATGATAATGATAAAGAGTTTTTAACGGAATTTGCCGAAGATGATACTTTAGTTTTGAACACTGAAGCTTTTTTACGATTTTACCATGATGACGGGTTAGGTCATCTAATCAAAAATGTTGAGTTTTGGGTTAATGACACATTTAAAGTATTAAACAGTTTTAAGTAAAAAGTTATATGACATTAAGTAATTTATCACAATATGGAAGCGCATTCCAAATTAAAGTACTATCCTCACTATTAACACATAAGGAATTCTTATTAAATATCCATGATGTTATTAGTGAAGAGTATTTTGATAATCAAGCTCACAAATGGATTACTAGTGAGATTTTAAAATATTATCAAAAATATCATACAACACCTTCAATGGATGTTTTAAAGGTAGAACTGAAGAAAATTGATAATGAAGTACTTCAAGTCTCAGTTAAAGAACAACTCCGTGAAGCCTATAAAGCATCAGATGAAGATCTTAAATATATTGAAGAAGAATTTTCGAACTTTTGTAAAAATCAACAACTTAAAAAAGCGTTGTTAAACAGCGTTCAATTTTTAAATGCGGGAGATTATGATACAATCCGTTTATTAATTGATAACGCATTAAAAGCGGGTCAAGACAAACATGTTGGGCATGAATACAATAAAGAAGTTGAATCTCGTTACCGTGAAGATCATAGAATTGTAGTACCTTGTCCTTGGGAACCATTTAATACTTTATTACAAGGAGGTTTAGGAAATGGTGACTTTGGTTTAATTTTTGGTAATCCAGGTGGTGGTAAATCTTGGACACTTATTGCTTTAGGGGGGTATGCTGTTAAAATGGGATATAATGTCCTTCACTATACTCTTGAATTAGGCGAGGATTATGTAGGCCGCCGTTACGATTCATTTTTTACAAATATCCCAGTAAATAGGATTACAGAACAAAAATACAGATCTAAAGTAGAAGAAGTTATTTCAGAATTACAAGGGCAATTAATTATTAAAGAATATTCTCCTGGAAAAGCATCAATGTCTACTATTGAATCTCATATTAAAAAATGTATTGATCAAGATTTCAAACCAGATTTGATTATTATTGATTATGTAGATCTTCTTCGTTCAAAAAGAACAAATCGTGAGCGTAAGGATGAAATAGATGATATTTATATAAGCACTAAAGCACTTGCTAGAGAATTACAACTACCAGTTTGGTCTGTATCTCAGGTAAATCGCGCAGGCGCAAAAGATGACATTATTGAAGGCGATAAAGCAGCAGGATCATATGATAAAATGATGGTCACTGATGTAGCTATATCCTTATCAAGAAAACGTCAAGATAAAGTTAATGGAACAGGAAGATTTCACATTATGAAAAACAGATACGGTATGGATGGTATGAGTTTTAATGTAAAAGCAGATACTTCTACTGGCCATTTTGAAGTCTCGGAAAGATCTGAAGACGATGGAGATGAAACCTCACCTCAACAAAATTCTTCCCCAGTATTCAATACTATTGATTATATGGATAAACAAGAATTACGCAATAAATTTTTTGAACTTAACTCTTAATTAAAACTATGACAAATATTATAAAACCTCGGTTAGTGTACAAACCATTTGAATACCAAGAAGCAGCAGATTATTGGCTTAAACAACAACAAGCACATTGGCTACACACAGAAGTACCTATGATGTCCGATTTAAATGATTGGAATTCAAATTTAAATGTAACTGAGAAAAATATTATTGGTTCAATCTTAAAAGGTTTTGCTCAAACAGAAACAGTAGTAAATGACTATTGGTCCGGATTAGTAACTAAATGGTTCCGTAAACCTGAAATTATTATGATGGCTACTACATTTGGTGCATTTGAAACAATCCATGCAGAAGCTTATTCATTATTAAATGAAACTTTAGGTCTTGAAAATTTTGATGAGTTTTTAGAAGATGATGCTACAATGGCAAAAATCCAAAACTTAATGGATGTAAGAGATAGTTTTGGTGAAGAAATTAATTGGCATGAAGTAGCAAAATCATTAGCAATATTTTCAGCATTTACGGAAGGTGTAAATTTATTTTCTTCATTTGCTATATTATTAAGTTTTAAAATGCGTAATAAACTTAAGGGTGTAGGTCAGATTGTTGAATGGTCTATTAGAGATGAATCAATGCATTCCGAAGCAGGTTGTTGGTTATTTAGAACATTAATTAAAGAAAATCCAAAATTAAAAACTCAAGAACTTGAAGCCGCTATTAATGAAGCCGCATTACTTTCTCTTAAACTAGAACTTGATTTTATTAATAAAGTTTATGAGCTTGGTGATTTAGAAGGTTGTTCAAAGTATGATTTAGAACATTTTATTAAAAATAGAGTAAATACTAAATTAGGTGATTTAGGATATAAACCAATTATTTCAAATATAGACATAACAGCAGTTGAAAGAATGAAATGGTTTGATCACTTATCTGCTGGAAAACAACATACTGATTTCTTTGCAAATCGAGTAACTAATTATTCAAAAGGTCACTTAACTTGGGACGAATCAATATTTTAATAAACAATGGATAATAATTTAACAGTAGATTATACACAATGGGAACGTGGTAAAGATTTTCCTGAATATTTTGATGAAGTAGCACTTAGTACTATCTCTAAAGGTTATTTACTACCAGGTGAAACTCCTAAAAAAGCATATAGAAGAGTAGCACACGCTGTAGCGATGCGTTTGAATCGCCCTGACTTAGAAAATAAATTTTTTAAATATATTTGGAATGGATGGATTGGACTTGCAAGCCCAGTACTCTCAAACACGGGAACAGACCGAGGCTTACCGATCAGTTGCTTTGGCATCGATACTCCAGATTCAATCAGAGGTATTGGCCTTACGAACGCTGAACTTATGCGACTTACCTCTTACGGAGGTGGAGTTGGAATTTCCCTTAGCCGAATTAGAGGTAGAGGATCAAATATTACCGGAAATGGAAAATCCGAAGGAGTAGTTCCTTGGGCTAAAATATATGATTCTACTATCATTGCAACTAACCAGGGTTCAGTACGTAGAGGAGCAGCATCTGTAAACTTAGATATTAACCACGTTGATATTAAAGAATTTTTACAAATCCGTAGACCTAAAGGTGATCCTAATAGACAATGTCTTAACTTACACCAATGTGTAGTTGTCGATGATGCGTTTATGAAGCGTTTAAATGACCGTGATAGTGAAGCAATGGCGTTGTGGTTAGAAATTCTTA